GTCACGGTGATGTGGGACAGAGGGCTACCAGCATGGTACAACACGACCCGGTCATTTGACCTTGTCAGAATTATCGATTCGGCCAACTCTCTTGATCAGGGCATCGACAGCAAACTACCGCCTACCATCACCATCCGCAATATAGTGTTTGATCTCGCCGGCATCCAGACCGGAAGACCGAATGACAATTTTGAGTTCTGCGCTGTTACGGCCTTACGTTCTCAGTTTACCGACTACGCGGTAACCGGACGTAAAACGCTGCTACCCGACAATATCACCGTTGATGGAATGACGGCTATTAACGTCCAGCCAATACAGAACGCTGTCATGTGCGGCATCAAATTGCCTGCCGACCTGTATCAGAACACTGTGGGCTCACGCAACAAAAAGGGCAGCGACGGGACGAACGCCCGGATCACACTGCGCAACCTGCACAGCGTTATCAACAATCCGTCCATCGAGCTGGCCGCAGCCCAGACCGTCGATATTCCGGGAGACGCGGCAAACTGGACCACTGATTACCTGAACAGTGATTACAGCTGGATACCGCGGATTACCCTGGATAATTGCATCCCGGCAATTATCCATACTCCTGGCGCAAAAGCTGTTGTCGATATTCATGGCGGCAAGCTGGCGCGGGTCTACACCAACGGCAATGGCAACCGCTGCCGGGTCACCAGTGCTGATATTGAGCTGATCCCTGATGCGTCGGGTGTGACCTATTTCGCTGCAGATAAAACGCTGGTGACGGGCTGTTCATGGCTGAACCCGGCCAGTGGCGCAACCTATCCAGGCACATTGCGTGGTTCAGGAAACGAAATGATCGGAGAAAGTGCTAAAGCACCAAACCTTCCTGCAAAAGCTTTTATTGAGGAATAATAAATGGGTAACGGAACACGAATTTTATTAAATGCAGACGGAATTATTACTGACTGGGCGAAACAGCATTTTGAGCCTGTATCTTCGCCTCTGTCAGCAATAGCAAATCCGAAAGTTGCATTTGATTTACTGACCCCGGTGGATAATTCGCGTCATGGTTTTTCTGTGCAGCAGGGTGTGCAGAAACTGAAACAATACGGGCTCGAATTCCCCGGAACCGCTGGCAGTCAGACCACGTTTAAAGAGCCAGGACTGACAGGGCTTTCCTTCCTGACGGCCTTTCGTTTGAGCGCAGTTGATGTATTTCAGTATGTGCTCGATTGCCGGGATTTGACGCCCGGATCAGGTCATGGTTTTGCCATTACATTCAACCCGACCGGGCAGCGGCTTGAGCTGCGGGTAGGATGGCCTGACGGAAGTCAGGGCATTTATTATCAGTCAGGGATGAGTATTATCGTCAATAAGTGGTATGTGGCATGCGGTGTCATTTCTCCTAACCGCAATCACAAATTAACGTTGTCAGATGGGACTGCAATCGCCGCCAGCCCGGCAGGTTACCTTGCAAACGTGGCGGGTAGCCCCCTCATGCTGGGAGCCAGTGCCGCTGGTTCGTCAATGCTGAAGGGAGATATTGGATTCTTCGGCGCCTGGGGTAATGAATTTACTGCGGGGGATATCGCGACCGCCATTGCACTCGGCATCAATATCATGACAGGCAGGGGACAGACGGTATGACGCGGATTACTGTTAAAATCGACACTGTTTCTTCCGTAACCGTAGTATTTTACAGACAGTCGGATAACTGGGAGAGCTTAAATCCGTATGAACGTGACGACATGATCTCCCGGTGGGTAAATGAAAACATTGAGGCACAAAGAGCTCTCAATGGCAGCACTGGCTACCTTCTCAGCTGGAAAGTAAATTAACAATACATCCCCGGTTGAAACCGGGGAGTATTTTTAATTATTCAGTAAAACCTTTTTACTCTGTAACCAGTCAGTAACAGATGTAATTTCCGCATCTGACAGAGGACCAGAAAAAATACTCATTTCCCTCACCTTGCCCGAGAACATCGTTGTTCTTCCCGCCTGTCCTGATGCCGAAAGGTATCCAGCCAAACCAACTACAGCTGACGCAGATACAACATTTTGCCCGCTGGATCCCGGGAATGCTGTTCGTGTTACTACCGGCGCGTCATTAAGTTTGGTCCTGATACGCCTGTTAACATAATCGAGTTCAACGAATAATACATTGTATCCTGTATTAAGCCCATTGATACCTATCTGTTCTGCCGTCTCTTCAGGCGAGGAGTGCCGCGCCACAATTCCGAACGCAGTATCACTGGTGAATTGCAGGCGGATCATTGGTACGTTAGAGCCTGCATTATTATTCATACCGATATGAAAAATAGCCCTGTATCCTGACGTGTAATCGCTGGCTTCGGCTTTGATAAGCATTGCGAAAGACAGTGCGTCTTTTGCATTAAACTGTTGAGGGTTAAGAACCCGGTAGGCATTAATGGTGTTCACCGGAAAGTTTTCCGGGCTGAAGGTCAGCACATTAATTCCGTTTTCTGTATCCTGCTTACAAACACGTGTTCTGGCTGCTGTATCAATGGATGGATAAACCTGACCATTCTGGTAATCATTGATTGACTCAACCCCATACTATGAAATTGTCACGCTGTCAGCTCCCAGCCAGTTAATACATTTCTGGCGTGAGAACGGAATATCATTCAGTGTTAGCACAGGGGTTGCCAACACAGCACCGCGCATTTTAATAATTGATGTCATGTGAACCTCAGATATTTATTAATACAGCATCTAAATCGAAATCACGATAGGCGTTATATGTCCCTCGCAAGTAGACGACAGTATTTGTATCATGGTATTTCAGGATGCCATTGTCCTGATAGTATTCTCGGAAAACCAGCGGCCTACAGATTTTCCGGCCATCTTTAACCTCGTCCAGCAGGGTCCCATTCCAGGCAGAACCGTCATAGACATATCGGGTTAACTGACCAAGGGCGGGAATTTTCACCCAGTTACAAACGAGAACATCAGTTGCAGAAATGATAGTGCCGCCTGGCACATAAAACGTCGCATCATCATTATTCATTGGAGAACCGCAGTCGCCTATATCATGTATTACAGGTGTCCCTCCCGAAAACTGTGACATTTTCATTCGTCGATAAGAATAGTTGGATGCATTGAATTCAGCGATAAGAAATAATATCGACACTCCATCATCCTTGACTTCAAACAACCGTTTTGTGTTGGTTGGTAAAGAGGCTTCAAAGACTACATCAGGGATGCCATTTAAGAAGGGGTCAATATATCCATAAGTCATAATATCAGGCAGCGCTGTGATTCCACTATAATTGATGAGGGATTTATCACTCCATTTGATTTTCATATATAACACGCGCGTGTCGGTCGAACGTGGATGCTGTTGGATCGCGAGATGAATGGCGTTCCCGTCCACACTCTGGCAAGTGGTCATATACAAATCGGAACCGCCGATAAATGCATTGGATTGCCATGTCCTGCCGTTGTCTGTTGAGTGATGTGCGACCCAGCGCGCCGAATTCGTAGATCCCCGACGGGCAAATACCAGAATCTCATTCTGATTAAATGGGTTTCTGTAGGACTGGGCATAGGTCATATTTGACGTGTCAGATACAACCTCTGGCCCGGAAATATTCGCAGGATCTAACGTCTGCGATGACCACTTCCGAAGCCAGACATTCGCCCCTGAGTGATCAGACTGAAAAATCTGTATGGGAACTTCAGCACCGGCGCGCGTATCGAGCAAAATCGACGGTGCATCATGGTCGTCCGTTGATGCCGTATCGCCCAGAACAGCAGCGCGAGGGCCAAATTCATAGCACCCAAATTTTCCACGCTCACCCTGTCGGCGGCAGATAGCCAGGTTTCCCAGGATTCGCTCAGGCCCGGTCGTCCCCAGCCGAACGCCACTGAAAAAATAATCCCGCCCGAACTTCACAGCGACGTTATTGATCCACTGGTTATAGCCAATCTCACTCACCAGGGCATTTTCATAGACCTGGGGAGAAATAACCGGGGAAGATACCGCAACGGGTGTAGGTTCTGCACCACTACCCGGTGAGGCGTCATGAGTCTCACCGGAGTCGTCAACCCAACGCAAAACGTTTCCATTTTCATCCAGTTCAACATGCGCTACGCCGGGTATTTGTGTGACGGAATACACCAGATCGGAACCGTATTTCAGTGATAACCCTGGAACGTGAGTTGCTCCACTATCCTCGCCGAACATAATGACACCGCTTTCCTCATCCTGTAGAAGGAAGGGAATGCCTGGAAGCACCTCGCTAAATAGTCTGGTTGTCACATATTCATCGACAGGTTCGACATATTCCTGTGATGGCATTTTTCGACCGGTAGGTTGCAGTGTCCCGCCAACGTTCATGACCTCAATCGCGAGGGCGATGTCGTCCGGGCTGCGGTAATACGTGGTGCTCCCCTCGGGGATATTCGCGATATCCGCCTGCGCCGCTGCCAGTGTCTGGTATTGCTTGCTGAGCGGGATAAGGTTCTGCCTGACCTCATCGTTTTTCGCCATCATTCCGCGCCAGGTATCCAGATTAACGCCTGCGCGGTCTGGTTCAGTCAGCGCAGACCCATTGACCAGCTTATCCAGGCGCTCGGCGTTATCGAGCAACACAGCGGGAGACGTGCTCCCCAGCTCCGGGTTAAAGGCCATGTTTTTTGCTCCAAAAAAGGCGTTCGCCCAAACGAGGGTTTGAGCGAATGGCCGCGGCTTTTTACAATCAGCTATTTCAAGGAGTTAGATCGTGCTGATTGGCTATGCACGGGTCTCTACAGGGGATCAAAACCTCGATTTACAGAAAAACGCGCTGATCCGCGCAGAATGTGAGCTGGTTTTCGGGCACTGTTGCAAATAGTCGGTGGT